TATATTTTGCGGTAATTAATAGCATTACTCTCAGCACTCAAAGAGCAAACGCAAAAAAAAATCGGGAACGCTTTAAAAAAAAGCCAATATAAAGTCGGGGACGCCCTAAAAAAACCAAGCACACACACAATTATATCATTTTTGCTCAACAAAGAGACACACAATAAAAGCCTTTAAAAATGCAGAGATCCCCCCACCTAGGCCCATAAAAAAAGTGGTTATATTTAGCCAGATTAGCTTGATATAGTTTACTAAGTGTAGTTAAATAATCTTAAGGAGATATTAATTATGAAAAAAGAGAGAATAAAAGAAATACTACAGGACTTATTGCCCGAAGGATCAACCGCTTACACACTAGTAACAAAGGTTGCCCCCTCGGGTATGTCCAGGCACATAATGGTGTTAGGATCTGACAGAAAGGGACATGTCCAGAATGTTAGCTGGTATATTGCTAAGCTCCTAGACTGGACATATAAAGATAACACCCGCTCTGTCTTTGTTGGTGGTTGCGGAATGGATATGGGGTTCCACTTGGTGTATACCTTGTCCAGCGAATTGTACGAAGACGGTTACGCTATCGACCAAAGTTGGTTGTAATGATAGATATTCTTATTATCATATTTATAGCGTTCTTGGTTTCACTCGGGGAAAGACCAGAAGATTAACCAGGGCGCTATACCTCTAGATCATACACACACATACACACACAATAATCATCTCGGGACTCTATACGGGTGCCTTTTATACTGCCAAACTCGGGATCTGTAACCCCATACACCCACACAAGGGGGGGGCGTTTTTACACGCTATACATACACAATATCTCACACATACAAAAACCAATTTTTTTAACATTTAGGGTACCCATACTGGGGGTGTATATATATTTTGTTTACAAACTAATCAAAATCGGTTAATCTCGCTAGTATTATGCAAAACGAGCTAGATGTTTTAAATAATATGGCGGTACCAGCAGCGGCAGCACCTGGTGAAGCTGACTTACAAAATGTGCTAGCTAGCTTATCACCTGAAGAGGTTGCTGAAGCTCGCAAAAGCATGATTGAAATTAGAAAGGCTTTAGAAGAGATGATCGCTCAAGGAGCAACACAAGAACAAATAGAACAAATGTTAGCCGAAATAGGGCTAACGCTTGATCAACTAGAATACGCCGAACAAGTGTTAGGATTAGCAGAACAAAATGATGTGGGTATTGAAATCTGATGGGTTTTTTACGTAATTTATTTCCTGGTATGGTTAGAGGCCTAATGAATCGAGGTATGGCTAGACGTCCTGGTCTCGGTGGATTTTTAGGGCCAATTTTTCGTAATCGTCGAGGTTTATTCAATCCTAGTGGTCGTTTAGGTTTTAGTAGGGGTTTCATGTCGAATCCTGTAGATCTCAATAATATTAATTTCCTGAATAGGTTAAGACAGTCCCCTACTCCTTTACTACCAGGTTTGATGCCAGGTATGGGCGACGATCAATTGACAGATGAGCCTTTGAATCCTTTTCCTGATATGCCTCAGATGCCAGCAATAGAGACAAGCGATATGCAGATGTTTATTAATCCGCTGACCGGTCAACAAGAAACAGGTTCTTCTACAAGAATGCGGTTTTTGAACGATCTAAAAGCTTATTTTGATGCTAACCCAGGCGCACAAGATTATTACAATCAAAGTCAAGGACAAACTTCTAGAGCTCCGATGCCTGTACCTACACCAATATCTCCTATACCAGGTAGTGGTTTTACAAGTGGTTCAATACCTATACCTCCTGGTGGTTTTGATAGAGGGCCTGCGCCTATAAGAGTAGGCGGACCGGTTTTACCAGTTGTTCCACCAACTAGAACTACTATACCAGGCGTAGGTCCAGCTCCTGAGCCTGCTCCTATAGATATGGATTTATTTTTAGGTGACACTAGGAATCCTGTAGTACCAGGTGTCAATCCACCTCGTTCAGATATTATGCCACCAGGTGAATTACCAAAACAACCGCCTGTATTAGGACCAGCACCAAGTATGCCACCAAGGGGTTCAGCTCCGTTGCCAAAACCTGTGTTTGGCTCAGGTATGGGTATGCCTAATTATCTATCTCCTAATCAACCAGCTAAAACAGTGGTTGGCATGTATTCTACTGGTGGTAATGTTACAGCAACACCTAAAAAAAAAGTAGGTATTAAAGATTTAGTAAAAAGTGCAGCTCGAGGCGCTTACAAAGCCAAAACCGCACCCCTACAATTAGCCTCTAGTATTAGTAATTTGGTTGCACCAAATTCTGCTTTAAGTGCAGGGTTAGGTAAACTAGCTACCCCTTTCGCTAAAGGTGGTGATGCTAACTCTTCTGACTTTCCTGATTTAAGTGGTGATGGCAAAATTACCCAAAAAGATATTTTGATGGGTAGAGGTGTAATTAAAATGCAAGAAGGTGGTGATCCTGCTAAAAAATCATTTACAGATTATCAGCCTGAAGGTTTGCTTAAAGGCACTATCTTTGACTATATCCCTGATGGTTATCAGGTAAGTGCATTCTTACAAGATAAATTTAGTAGACCTAGACCAATGCAGCCAAATACCATTATCCCTGGTGTACCAAAAGGTGTTACAAAAGAAGAAAACTTTGATGCTGCATTTAGTAAAGCTAGAAAACTTTTAGGTCCAGGAAAGACATTTATGTACAAAATGGAAGGTGATACTGACTTTAAAACATACACTACTGATCTCAAAGAGGAAGTTTCAAGAAATGAGATAGGTATGGCTAGTGGTGGAATTATTGACCCTACGTTATCTTCAAGAACACAAGCTGATTTAGATCGCCTCTTAGGTGTCGAAAATGCTGTTAAGGCTAAATCTTTAATAGACATGACTATGCCTTCAGGTGTTGATGCCGATATGTTGAACTATCAAAATACTTTAAACGCTTTGCGAGAGCTACAGGAATCCCTACCGGAAAATCAAAAACCATTTTTCAAAGCTGCTGTTCAAGAAATGTTGCAACAACCCGACATGACAGTTACTAACAAATTTATGATGCAGGGCATGCTGAACGAAATGGATAACCCAAATATGGAAAAAAAAAACCTGATGTCACTATCAGGGATGTAACCGATTTATTTTTCGATCCGAGTGATCCACTAGACTATTTAGCTTTAAGTCTTGGACCTTTTGCTCCCTTAGCCAAAATTAAAAAAATAGATAAAGGTCAAGAACTTTTAGATAAAGTTTTTGGACAAAAGAAAGCCTTACAAAAAAAATTGGGGCCTGAAGGCTTTAAAAAACATCAAAAACTAAAAGATCTAAAGACTGAAAAATTTGCCGAGACACAAAAATTAGAGGATGAAATCAATAGATTATCTGATGCCACTGGTAAGTCCGCAGTAAGAAAAAGGAATAGTTTGATAGCACGACGACAAACTATAGAAGGTGAAATTATGGATATAGATAAAGAAATCTCAGAATTAACTAAATAATGCAATACGACAGCTTATCAGATGCCGAGCTTAAAGAGGCGCTGCTGCTTAAAGAGCGACTTAATTTACTAAATAAACAAGAAAGTTGTCAAAACAGCTTTATGGAGTTTATTGATCATATTTGGCCTGAATTTATTTGTGGTCGCCATCATAAAATATTTGCTCAAAAACTGGAAGATATTGCTAACGGCAAAATTAATCGTTTGATTGTTAACATGCCACCTAGACACACTAAGTCTGAGTTTGCGTCCACTTACTTTCCTGCTTGGATTATGGGTAAGTTTCCTAATAAAAAAATTATGCAAACCACTCATACTGGTGAGCTTGCTGTACGTTTCGGTCGTAAAGTTCGTAACATGATGGATTCTAACGAATACAAAAACGTTTTTCCTGATGTGACTCTATCAGCTGATTCAAAGTCTGCTGGCCGTTGGGAAACGAACAAAGGGGGCGAGTATTTCGCTGCTGGTGTAGGTGGAGCTATTACAGGTCGAGGTGCGGATCTTTTGATAATAGATGATCCCCATTCTGAACAAGATGCTTTATCCGCTTCAGCTATGGAGTCTTGTTGGGAATGGTACACTTCTGGACCACGACAACGTTTGCAACCAAAAGGGGCAATCGTTTTGGTTATGACTAGATGGAACAATATTGATTTAACCCAAAAGTTGTTAGACGCTCAAAAAGAACCGCTAGCCGATCAGTGGGATATTGTAGAGTTCCCTGCTATTTTTCCTGAAAGTGAAAATCCTTTGTGGCCTGAGTTTTGGTCAAAAGAAGAACTATTAGGGGTTAAGGCTTCATTACCTAGTATCAAATGGAACGCCCAGTGGATGCAAACCCCAACTGCTGAAGAGGGTTCAATCATAAAAAGAGAGTGGTGGAACGAATGGCAACACGATACTTTGCCTGGTGTCCAATATATAATACAATCTTATGATACGGCCTTTTCAAAAAAACAGTCCGCCGACTTCAGTGCCATTTCTACTTGGGGTGTGTTTAGGCCATCTGATGATGCCCCTGATTCAATTATACTTTTGGATTGTCAAAAAGGGCGTTGGGATTTCCCTGATCTTAAAAAAATAGCGCAAGAAGAATACCGATATTGGGATCCGGATATGGTTTTAATTGAAGCAAAAGCTTCAGGTACACCCTTGACACATGAACTTAGAAGGTTAGGGATACCGGTCGTTAATTATTCACCCACTAGAGGACACGATAAACACTCCCGTATGCATGCGGTAGCGCCGATGTTTGAGTCTGGTTTGGTTTGGGCACCCACTAAAGGTTTTGCTGAAGAGATGATTGAGGAGTGTGCCGCTTTTCCGTTTGGTGCACACGATGATTTGTGTGATACAATGACTCAAGCTTTGATGCGCTTCCGTGAAGGTGGTTTGATTTCTTTGGGATCAGATTATGAAGATGAAGACAAAGCCCCAATAAAAAGAGTATATTATTAGCATGTTACAATTTTATTTGACGGAATATATTAAAGATGGTGTGACTCAAGATGGGCCTTTAATATGTGCTAACAATCTGAATGAGGCTAACGCCCAAGCACAAGATTTAAATTTAAAGTTAGTGGGCGAATTATTTCCGCTTATTGATTTATTAGAAGTGGAGCGTGTACACTAATGGCTATCGACAAATCTATAGAAGCAGTCAATCCTGACAAACCTACCTCAGAACTAGAATTAGAAGCACAAGAAGTTTTTGAGCTTGCAGATGAAATAGCAGAAGACGATTTTGAAATTATGCCAGACGGGTCTGCGGTCATGAGAGAACCACCTAGACCTGATATGAGTGCAGATAACTTAGCAGAAGTTTTAGATGAAAGTACTCTTAATATGATAGCAAGCGATTTGCTAGCAAGTATTGAGAAAGATAAATCTTCGAGAGAAGATTGGGAAAAAACTTATATGGACGGCTTGAAGTACTTAGGTATGAAGTTTGATGATGATAGATCAGAACCTTTTGAGGGTGCTTCTGGTGTCATACATCCTTTGTTGGGTGAAGCTGTTACCCAATTTCAAGCACAAGCTTACAAAGAACTATTGCCAGCTAACGGTCCAGTGAAAACTTCAGTAGTGGGTTTATACAACTCAGAAATCGAAGCACAAGCGCAAAGAGTCAAAGAATTTATGAATTATCAAATCGTACATAAGATGGAAGAGTACGATGAAGAATTAGATCAATTATTATTTTATTTACCACTTGCAGGTTCTGCTTTCAAAAAAGTTTATTACGATGATAATTTAGGTCGTGCTATCGCAAAATTTGTTGCGCCAGAAGATTTAATAGTGCCGTATTACACAACAGAGTTGGAGTCATGTAACCGTATTACACATGTTATTAAGATGGCAGAAAACGATGTCGTAAAGTTACAGGCTTCTGGATTCTATCGTGATATTTCTTTAGTTTCAGGACCCGACGCTGAGGTGAACTCTGATGTACAAGAAGAAATAGATAAATTAACTGGGCAGAGCCCATCGTACGACGATACCGAAGTTGCTATCTTGTATGAGGTTCATACTAATTTAGCTTTAGAAGGTTTTGAAGATTTAGGGCCTGACGGTCAACCGACAGGCGTTAAATTACCCTATATCGTTACAATAGATACCAGTAGCGGTAAAGTACTGGCAATCAAAAGAAATTACAAAGAAGAAGATCCTCTGAGAAATAAAATAGAATATTTTGTACATTACAAGTTTTTACCAGGT